TTACCTAGTATTTTGTTTTGTATTTTGTTTATAGCAATACGTCTGTCGTATATTTCTTTAAGGACTGCACGTGTTTCTGCGTTGTCAGGATATATTTTATTAAGTTCTGTTCCAGGTGAGTTTAAAAAATAGAAATTTTCAGGAGTCATCTCTCTATATCCAGCCTTCCCTTTACCTTTTAAAGAATTACGGAATGCATCATCTGCAAACTCTGTGAATGAAAACTCTCTACCGTAATCATCACCTAATTTTTGTGACAAAGCGTAGAGTTCTCTATCGGGTGTAAAATACTTACCTGGTATTCTGTTAGCCAAATCAGTGTCAGTAAATACTTTGAAAAGATCATCGCCTAAGAATTTTTTAACTTTGTCCATATCACCATTAACAAAAGCATCAACAAATTTAGGGTTTAAGTTTCTACCAAATGCTCCTGCTTGAGTGCTTGAACCCCCAAGCATTGTTTTCATTTCTTGGGCATAGCTAACACGTGCATTATTGATATTACGTAACTGTAGTGCATCTATGTTGCCAATCATGGATTTTGTGTCGTTAAACTCACGCACTTGTTTAGGCAAATAAGTATCAGCGACTTCTCCTTGGAAGTCTGATTGAACTCTGAAGATACTGTCTATTTGGTCGCCTTCTTTTAAATTTATCTCATCAAAAGCTTTTTGTATCTGTTTACCTTGGTCTATGTATTCTCTTGAAGTATCAAAGCCATAAACTAATTTGAATCTTGCAGCAGGATCGTTAGTGCCAACACCATCAAATACATAAGACTTGTTTGCGTCAGACATATCTGGATAAAGTAAATCTCTGTAATGATCTTTCTTACCTCTATATTCGCCTGAGCCTCTAACAAAATACACAGCTTGGCCTTGTGTTCTTTGTAAATCTCTATTAGCAAATCTAGTATCAGGTGCTTCAAGGTTATCTTTTGGGACTCCACGCATTTGAATAGCATCTCTTTGCGATCTATCCATGTAATCGTCTAGGAACTCACGGGATACAGTTTTAGACCCTGCGGCTTCATTTAAGAACTTGGGATTGATTTCATTAGCCTCGTCTAGGATTCTTAGTAATCTAAGCTCTCCTTTAGGTATACCAGCGTCAACTAAACGCTTAACCCACTCTTCGGGTTTGAGGTTTTGAACTTTCTTACCCGGAGACTTAGGATGTAAGCCATTTACCCATTTTCTAGCTTTAGAGCCAAGTTTTATACGTGGTTGGCCTGTATTATAGGATATTTCATCTATACCTTTAGGTTGGAAAGGTTGTACTTCAGGGAGCTCAGGTTCTACTTTCTTAGGAGGTGCTGGTGGTAACTGCTCCTGTGTAGTGGGAGTAGGGGATTGTGGAGCATCTGCGGTTTTGCTTGCAGCTTTTACACCTCTAGCACCTCTAAGAAATCTAAATAATGGTATTAAGCTTATGCCAGAAAGAGCAGCTAGGCCTGTATTTCCTGCCGCACCAAGGTAATCTTTGTCTTCTATGTTAGTTTTAGCCCTAGTACCAAACTCTCCTACTTCATAGGCTGCAAGAACATCACCAACTCCAGGCGATATGCTAACGGCTATCTGGTCTACGACAGGTAAGTCTTCAAAAGTTCGGTAGGCTTCACGAATGTTGCCCTCAGCTATCTTGGAGCTTAGGTCTGAAAGTATCTCTTTTCTTTCAGCCATAGCAGGCTATATGGATATATCGTCTAGTATTCTAGATATTTGATCTTGTTGTGGAACTTGTTGCATTTGTGAACCCATTGGACTTGTAGCTATTTGTGCATTTGCTCTTTGACCTTGAATAGCTATTTTTTGTTGTTGCAACTTATCTATTTCATTAGCTACGGCTTGAGCTCTATCAAACTCTTGATTACGAACTACCATGTCATATTCTTGCATGAGGTTGTTAATCATAGAATCAATGGTAAACATTTGACCTTCAGGTGTTCTCATTTCAAATCTAGGCTCGTTGTCGGACATAGTTCTTCCAGACTCACCTAACATATCTCGCATATTCATTAGATACCAAACATCTCCCTAGCCATCTGTAGTTCTTCCATAGTTACGCCAGCTTCTTTAAGAAAAGCCTGTATTTCTTCATCTGAGGCACCTTGAGATACCATTTGTTGTAAAATATTTAATAATTGTATGAGGGCTTTCTTTGCCTCTTCTTGCTCAGAAACTGATATTTGATCTAATTCTTGTTGCATTTGACCAGCAGAATTTTGGGGGGCAGGAGTCCCTGGCATCATTACTGGGTCAACCTGCATATTCATGTCGTCATCCATAGAGAACCTCTTAGTTAAAATCCGATATTAACATAAAAAAACTAGGTATGACTAGCATTGTGCTACAAATGTATTTTGTTTGTGTTTGTTATTAACCTTGTGTGTGTATATATACCGTAGGTACCAATTTGTCCCCCCACCCCCCAAATAATAGGATCCGACTCCGATATTTGTGTATCTAAAAGAATCCTAGACATAAAAAAAGGGAGCGTATTGCTCCCTCATTCCTCCGACTATTTATTAGTTTAGTTCAACTCACCTTCATGAGTTAAAAGTTCTCCAACAGATACTCCGTCTCCATGTTGAATATTAGTTACAGCTTGAGATAAATGTCTCATCTCAGCATGAACGCCACCTGCTTGGATGATGTGCATTCCATTGATGATTAGACTGTCACAGTTAGTCTCTATGGCTTTGCCAACAACCTGCGTGCCTGTTTCATCGTATAAGTTTATTTCTATCTTCATATTAACCTCCTATTGGTTTTGTTTAAAAGATAATTCATTTTAAGTTATTAGTTACATTTTGTCTACTCTTTTATAGAACTTTCTTTTGCTGCCTAATTCATAGATGAACAACCCTTTCCTGGTCAGGTAGCCGGGCATCTTCCGGATAAATTCCTGGGCTTGTGTTTCGCACTCTTTCAAAGTAGAACCCCAAACCCGAGGTTTCCCGAGATGGCAGTACCCGACATACCCCAGCCTCACCCGGCAGATCTCCAGGGCTTGTGTGTGTAAGGCTTATGTGCTGGCTGTAGGCCAGGACCAGGACTAATCACTAGACCCGACCCGACAATAGGAACACCAGCACATACACGCCAATTGTTATTAAGAACAATGTATCCATTCATTCTTCCGTATAACCGTCAAACCAAACCCCTTCCTCCCGGGTGTCGTCTCTCTGGCAATGCTCCTGAGCTTCTTCTAAGGTCAACCCAGTTTTAACTGTTTCGCGAGCTGGACCTGGAAACCCGTCCTCTTTATAAAATCTAATTATTTTGTACACATTACTTCTCCTGTAATTAAAAGCTTATTGAATCACACTGTATACAAAATGTCAACACCCTGCTCATCCAGGCCAGATCTACCCAGGCAGATCCAGATCCCCTGGTATTAGATCCTTGTGTCTGTAATATCTGTGTCTCTAGCTATGCTAGACCGAAAACCCGACAACCCGACTCCCGACATAAAAAAACCCGACACTAGGTCGGGCTTCTCTCCTCTCATCTATCTTTCACATAACTACCTCTCTCATAGTTTCAAAGTGTCTTGTGATATTAACACCAACTTCGTATTCACTTCCGCATGACTCACAATGCCATTCTTCTACTTCGCCTGTAGCGATGTCTCTTTGATAACGTAATTCATCTTCATTACACTTGGGACAAACTTGCACACACATTACTTAGCTACCTCATCAACAATAGCCATGATGATTTCTTTGACTCTTGCTTGTGCGTTTGGCTCTAGCAATGCTATAGCTAACTTATCGCTTACTTGCCTCTTAACATTCCAATCATCTTTGTGCCAATTCAACATATACTTACCATCATAGCTAAAAACACTACTAACATTATAAGCACCATTCTTGCTCATAGTATTGTAATTGGCTATATCTTCGTTTACTGACTTCTCTCGTAGATTAAGTTCTTGGCAAAGTATGTCAATTTTTCTTTTCATCTTTCGTAGCTCATCAGTCTTCTTAACTAACGCTTTGTAGTCAGCAGACTTCTTAGCTTTTTCTATTTGCTTGTCAGCTTTCTCACTAACACCCTCCATAATCTGATTGACTATGGCTTCTTGTTCAAATTTTCTAATCATATTACTTCTCCTATAAAGTTAATTTGAGTCTTTAATATAACATAGTGGATACAAATTGCAACTCTTTATTAAAAGATGTTTTTTAGCTTACTCCAGCAGCCAGAACCCAGCCGGAAGATCCCAGCCAGGTATGTGTTATCCGGTGTGGATCTGTGTTATATTGTGTGTATAGTCTTTCCCGACCCGACCCGACCCGATTAGCCCGACAACCCGACAGATAGCCCGACTGTAGCCTGTTTTTGTTTAGCTTTTTTATGGAGAGAGTGGACGAGAGAGGGGACAGATGCGATTAATCCCCAAAATCCCTCCATATAAATCCATTCTATTATATAAATAAGATACATTTTGTTTACTATAACTATTGACATTATGGATACAAATAGTATCATTAATAGGTGAGGTTAGCACATAGAAGAGGTAAGCTATTAAATTGATACCTGTACTCTACTTGGTCGCCAACGCTTTCGAGCAAGTCGCCGATAGTATCAAACGAGATTATAAACAAAGCCTCACACTTTATTAACCCTTAAACTTATAGGAGAGTAAATATGGGAACGAGAAGTAATATCGCTTACGAGCAACCAAACGGAAACGTAATAGTGACTTATTGTCATTGGGACGGCTATCCAACCTACAATGGTCAAGTATTAAACGACCATTATAACAACCCCAAGAAAGCAGAAGAGATAGCCAATCAAGGTTATATCAGTTCGCTTAAACCAACAGTAAAAGAGTCAATAGAGGATAGGGCTAATCATGATGAACCTATGTTGTATAACTCTTTGAACGCTTATCTTATGGATATGAATTGGGACATAGAATACGCTTACATCTATTCACACAATCAATGGTATTGTAATGACCATAATCTTATGAATGTCGACCCTGATACCTTTGAAATTGATAAGAGCAACACACTCAAAGCATCACACTTTGAACCTTTATGGTCTGTGCTTGTGAGACACCAAAAGGAGTCAGCATAAATGGATAACCATAAACTTACATTTAGATCTAATAAATCCCTAGTCAAATTGGCTAGGGAGACTCTCACTAACAGTAATTTTAAAATTGCTTATCGTGATAAATACACCACAGATAAATGCTTTTACCTTGTCAAAGATGACGGCATATATCTTATGGAAGCATACGACACAACCAAGACACCTACAGAAAATGGAACTGTAGTCTATGCAAGTGGCTACAACCCCAAGTATAACGACAACGTATGGGAAGACTCATATCAAGTCAGTTCTGATGACTTTGCTGATAATATGTATTTTACTGATGAGCAATTAAAACGTATTGCTAGTGGTGGAGATATAGAGATAACCATAACCCCTGATACATACGAGGTGAGAGCATGAGCAATATTGATAGAACCAAGATACCAAAACATTTACGCCACTTATCCGAGTGGAGACTAAGAGCATTATTTTATTTATTTAGAGGGAGAGTTTAACCATGTCAACATATTACCGACCAACAACACCGATACCATTACGTGCAATCAAAATTAACAAGAATTTAAAAGAGCTTGGTTTTGAAGTCATAGAAGATGAGAACGGCACTTATTTTCATCTTGAGGGCAACTATATACATTATGCAGTTGATAACCGTGAAAACGTCATTGATGTATTTAGATATGGTGGCAACAATGCTTCCAAAGTATTAGAACCTCTTGAGCATGAGTTTGAAGTTAATTTTATCTCCGAGTATGACGAGGAATATAACGACTATGCTGATGAAGATACAGGAGTCATTCGTATTCATATAGGAGATTTAGTCAATGACAGTTGATACCATGTTCATAATAACCATTGTATGCTACGTCATTGCATACATAGTCTCACAACCTGAATGAGAAGATTTAACATTAAGATAATCTCATTTGACCCCGAGAAGTATGACTTGCAACGATACCAAAATATCGAGCAAGTCGGCTTCAAGGTAGGCTACTTAGTCTATGAAAATCAAAAACACACTCACACAGCTTGGTTTAAAAACCATAGACAGCTTTTTAAACATTTAGATAAGTTCTTGAACAATCCAAACTAATTTGCTATATTCGGGCTAAGGCATAGTCTGATTTAGGTATTACTTCTCAATCCCTCTCCACCCAATCTTGTTATGCCTTTTTATCTTTCTTACCCTCAGATACAACCTCATAGTGATTAACCTTGCCTTCTTTAATGGCCTTAGCAAAGAGTTTTTCTAGTTCTGGGTAAGTCTTGGCAATTAATTCTTCATCTGTGTATAAGACAGCTTTAATCCTGTTCATCTTTCTCAGTCCAACCTTCTTCCCATGCTTCTTCTTCCTCTAAATCAGTCTCTTGGTCTATTGCTTCTTGTTCTTTCTCCTGCTGATCTACCAGGGCTGGATCCGGCTCCGGTTCAGTCTTATCTTCCAGGACCACGTTGCCCATGAGCTGAGATAACCTGGCTTCGACTTCCTCCCGACTCATTTGATCTACCTTACCGAACATTACCTCTTTACGATCTACAATAAGACCCCCGACCTTTAACAAAGAGTTTTGAGCTGAGATAGCTGCATTAAATGATCCAGCCTCCATAGCCTTATCACGTATATCATAGAGATCCTGGACAGCCCTGTCATAGTTTAGCTCATACTTCTTCTTAGCCTCATTCATCAAATAGTTATACTCCTTACGAATCAAGGGCTTGTTCATGAGTTTGTTTGCTGCTTGTCTTGGGGAAGTGTATCCAGCTTTGTAGGCACACTCTACTAAAGATAGCCTGGGATTATTGACTGCTATCCAAATAAAGTTTCGTTGTCGTCTGTTGAGGGAGTTATCGAGGTTGCAATATTCAATGGGAGCTTCTTCTTCCGCAGATATGATAGGTTCATACTCTAGTTTATTTTTTCTATTTCCCATGTATGTTTCGCATATTAGAGTTTGGCGTAAGCTTAATAATACTTACCCCCACTTTACCCTAAAGTGTATTGAGAGGATACTTGAGAAGTATAGATCTAGTCAAGTATTTTATAAATTATTTAGTAAGTTTTCTTCACTCTCTAATGACAAAAATGAAAAAAATACAATAATCGTCAAAAGCCCATTCTTATCACGTTTTTAGCTGTCAGACACTTTTGACAATAATTGACAATAATCTATTTTGGGACTGTTTTGTCAATATATTGAGCTAAAACCTCATCAACGAGCTTTGCAAGTTCTTTATCCTGGAACTCTAAACTTAGCTGTGCCAAGCAAAAACTGATGGTGGCCAAGGCAATGTTAAGTCTATCTTCGCCTCTATAAACCATGTTCTCAAACATACTATCTAAACGACTAACGACTTCTTGTAGAGTGGGCTTACCCATTTTATCTTTAATCTCTACTATTTTTGCCATATCGCATCATAACACGATATTTTAATAAATGGTTAATGCCTCTCCATGCGAGCTGGTATAACAACTTCCCAGTTGCATTGATCACAACAACGACCATTGTTTACAGGTTGTGCGTTATTACCTTGATCCCAAACCACCTCACCAACAGAATTACGCAATGGCTTGATATGTCCATTACAGATACTGCATCTTACCTTATCTAACTCAACTATCAGCATAATCCATCTCCTTTAATATGTGCTTGATAACCTCAACAGTCCAACCATTACCCAACATCTTGTATCTTTGCGTGTTTGATACATGGTTTGTATAGTTATCTGGAACTGTTTGCAGTCTTTCACACTCTAAAGGCGTTAGTTTACGCCAATGCAGTTCATCAACACTGTCCCATTCATGTCTATCATAAGATCCTCTACCACCAGATCTAACTGTTTTAGACTTAGATCTAATCTTAGATTCCTCTACTACAACACTATCTTTGCTTACTGTTGTAAGTGCGTTTGTCTTATTATCCTTTCGCAGTTCTAACATTTGTGTTGTTTTACCTGCAACTGAATCGCCAAATCTATCCATACGCTTACCATCTTTATCATAAGCTCTACCAACAATACGGCCACCAGTCACGACTTTCGGCTCACGATTACCACCTTGGCAAGTGTTTACTGTAGGAGACTTACCATCTGGACTATAGACTCGTTTGAGTATGTCATGGCCATTTATGTCTGTAGCTGTTCCTATCTGCAATGGTTTATTTACTAACTGTCTTCGGTATTTATCTTTGTAATGATGTGGTTTTGCACCTGTTTTAGAGTAATTAGCATCAATACAATAGCTTTTGTCTCTATCACTATCGTAGTTATCTTCAAGAATATCTCTTAAAACTATGCCTTTATCCTCTGGTTGCTGTATTCCTGGAATGTTTGTCCAGTAATATCTTTGCCTTGACTGAGCAGATACAAGAGAACTGTTGATAAATATCGGCTCTATACCAAACATTATCTCTGGATAACATTCTGATACTTGCTCAGATATAACCTGTAAGTATTCTTTCTTCATTCTTACATTCTCTAATAAGAAATACTTTGGTTTGATTGCTTTGAGTAATCGTATGAACTCAAAGAACAATGCTGATCTAGGATCATCAAAAGCAAGTTGTTTACCAGCAAAACTAAATCCCTGGCATGGTGAACCGGCAAGTATTAGATCTATGTCTTTGTAATCTTCTGGATCTAAGTCGCAAACATCTCCAACATGGATAGTATCTGGATAGTTTGCCTGTGCAACCTGGATAGCATACTTATCTATCTCACTTGCATAATATTTGTCTACAGGTATGCCAAGTTGATCCAATGCAATACGACCACAAGACATACCATCAAATAGACTTAGAACTTTCACAAGGCAGACTCTCTGCTGTTATCTTCGTCATAAAAGTTTATAAGATCACCCTGCGGATCATAAGATTCCATACCTACATTTAATATATGGTATTTCTTGTATGCGGACAGCACTGAATCCACCTTTTTATTATTGTAATCATCTACAGCTTGTTCATAAGATAGACGCATCATCATGTAAAGATTGTTTGATTTACTCATTATTTTACCTCTCAATGTTTCTTTTTGTGTAATTAATTGTTACTCATTGTAGACATTATACATAAAATCAATTAAGATACAAACA